TTATCTGGGACAGAACGTTTGTTCAGAAAGATATAAACGACATGATCATGGCAGGCAACGATGCAGAACACATCAAGATCGTTCTTGATAAGAGAACGTTTAGGGGGATCGAGGCTAAAGCAGAATTAATGCACTGGAGAAAAGGCTAATGCGAAAATATAAATCAATCTGTATCTCTGACGTTCATTTAGGAACACAAGGATGTAAAGCAGAATGGTTATGTGATTTTTTAAAAACTAATACTTCTGACAATCTATTCCTTGTTGGCGATATTATCGATGGGTGGGCATTAAAGAGACACTTCCATTTTCCTCAAAGTCATATGAATGTCATTCGTCGTATATTGACTGCTGCTAAACGTGGCACGAATGTTATATATCTTCCCGGTAATCACGATGAGATACTAAGGCATTTAATTCGTTTTGATTTATCTTTTGGTAATATAGAAATAAAAAATCAATACATTTACGAAGCAGTAAATGGTAAGTCCTATATAATTTGCCATGGCGATATGTTTGATACTGCTTTACAAGGCAATTTTAAATTTTTATATCATTTAGGTGACTATGTATATGATATACTTCTTTCAATGAATACTGCTGTAACATTCTTTAGAAGAATGGCAGGACTAGGTCATTGGAGTTTTAGTGCTTATGTTAAGGATAAAACAAAAACAATTGTAAAGTTTATTTCAGACTACGAAAATCTTATCGCAGATTATTGCAAAAGAAAGTGTGTTGATGGTATTATATGTGGCCACATTCACCAAGCAGCTATAAAAGAGATTAATGGTATAACATATATGAATGATGGTGACTGGGTAGAGAGCTGTACTGCTCTAGTTGAACATCATGATGGTACTTGGGAAATATTAAAATGTCGGATTGTCTAAGAATAGGTGTTATTGGCTGCGGTGTTTTCGGCGGTTATCATATTAAGAAATATCTGGAGAAAAGGCTAATGACGAGATTGTCTGAAGACATGAGACGAGTTGACTACAGCGTAGAAGGCTCTTACGAGGTACTTCCTATTGGTACCGCAAATGAACTTCGGGTTCTTAGGACTCTTGCGCGATCTCTCATAGAACGAACCTTAGATGTAAACGAAAGTTTAAACGATGTTAAAGAATTCTATAGAAAACAATGTTATCTAAAAGATGACATTTTCTAATAGCGAATTAAAATTAAACAAAAACGATCATCCTCTCGCAGAGCAAATCTGTAAACTAATCTGTGTAGAGGAAGGTGTGCCGCCAGACAAAGAAGTTACTGGTATAGGCGTTAACATAGATACGTATACGCAGTACAGATATTGGCAATATAGATTGCCTATGGTTAGAAAAATTCTAGATTTGATTGAGAACGGAGAATAATTTATGCTACAAGAAGTGAATTTAATTGGCGTTACAAAGCCAAGCATGTATACAGGATGTTCTACCGCAAGTCAACTAGTCGCATGGGCAGCAAGAGTTTCTAACCCATCAAATCAAAACAACACACAGACAGCAAGTAAGCTTGTACGTTACTTGATCAAAAATCAACACTGGTCGCCTTTAGAGACGGTACATATCTCTATGGAAATCAAGACTACCCGTGATATTGCTCGACAAATTCTTCGTCACCGATCTTTTTCTTTTCAAGAATATTCTCAGCGTTATGCTGATCCCACGAAAGACTTAGCATTTACTACACGTGACGCTAGGTTGCAAGATACAAAAAACAGACAAAACTCTATCGACACAGAAGATAAAGCTTTACATGAAGAATGGAATATGTTACAATATTCTATAATGGACAACGCTCGCAAAGCGTATAAGTGGGCAGTCGAAAAGGGTATTGCAAAAGAACAAGCCCGAGCAATCTTACCAGAAGGTATGACTGAATCTGTTATCATCATGGCAGGTAGTCTACGCAGTTGGATTCACTACTGTCAGCTACGCATGGACGTAGCAACTCAAAAAGAACATCGTGAAGTAGCAATGAAATGCTGGGACATTATCGGTGGGCATTTTCCAGATATCATTGAAGCGTTCACTGAAATCAAGGAACTTGAAGACACAAAAAAGAGTGTATAATTATGACAAACTTAGTTGAAAATCTACATAAAGAACGTGGCTCTCGTTACGGCAGCTGGCAACAACAAGCAGCAGTAGCACAAGCAATTAAGCAAGCATATAAGTTAGGCAACAGTTATGACAATTGCAATGATGCTGTTTTAGAAAAGCTAGATATGCTTGCTAACAAGCTATCTCGTATTGTCAACGGCGATCCAGAGTATCAAGATAGCTGGGACGATATCGCAGGATATGCATTACTTCCTCATTCAGATAAAGCGGAATAATAATAAAAATGAATACAGTTACCAAGCGCGATGGCTCAAGAGAATCGTTAGATATTGAAAAATTTCACAAAGTTATTTCATGGGCGTGTGAAGGTATTACTGGCGTATCTGTTTCAGAAATTGCGCTGAAGTCACACATTCAATTTTATGATAAGATTAAGACTTCTGATGTTCAAGAAACAATCATCAAAGCATCTTCAGAGTTGATTACAGAAGAGAATCCAAACTATCAGTACGTTGCTGGTCGTCTTATCAATTATAATCTTCGCAAAGAAGTTTACGGCAAGTACGAGCCAGATAATTTGCTTTTGCATGTGAAGCGTGTAGTCAAAGACGGCTACTATGATCGTGAACTTCTAGATGTATATTCAGAAGACGAATTTAATATTGCTAATAGTTTTATTGATCACAATAGAGACAGTCTATTGACTTATGCTGCTATGGAACAGTTCCGCGGCAAGTATCTAGTAAAGAATCGCGTCACTAAGAAGTTTTATGAAACTCCTCAGATGGCTTACATTCTAATCTCTATGACACTATTTTCTAAGTACTCTAAAGATACTAGAATGAAGTGGGTAAAAGACTACTACGATGCTATCAGCACGTTTGATATCTCTTTACCTACACCGATTATGGCTGGTGTTAGAACACCACAGAGACAGTTCTCTTCCTGTGTTCTAATCGAAACGGAGGACTCTCTTGATTCAATTAATGCAACATCTTCTGCTATCGTTAAATACGTTTCTCAGAAAGCTGGCATCGGTATTGGAGGTGGCAGTATTCGGGCTTTGGGTTCTCCTATTCGGAACGGCGATGCATCTCATACTGGGGTTATTCCTTTCTATAAGCTTTTTCAGTCTGCTGTTAAGTCATGCAGTCAGGGCGGTGTACGGGGCGGTGCTGCGACCCTTTACTACCCGATCTGGCACTTAGAGATTGAAGACCTATTAGTACTCAAGAACAACAAAGGCACAGAAGACAATCGTGTCCGTCACATGGACTATGGTGTCCAATTCAACAAGGTGATGTATGAGCGACTTATTACGAACGGTAATATTACCCTCTTCTCACCGAATGACGTACCAGAACTCTACGAGACCTATTTCACAGACTCAGAAAAGTTTAGAGAGCTATATGAACGAGCAGAGAAAAATCCAAAGCTTAGAAAAAAGCAAATCTCTGCAATCGAACTCTTCTCATCATTCGTCCAGGAAAGGAAGGATACTGGACGTATATATTTGATGAACGTTGATCATGCAAATGATCACGGCTCATTCATTGACGCACCAATCAAACAAAGCAATTTGTGTTGTGAGATTAATCTACCCACTAAACCGCTAAGGGATATCAATGACGAAGAAGGCGAAATTGCCCTTTGTACCCTATCAGCGATTAACTGGGGTAAGATCAAAACTCCGGAAGATTTTCGAAAACCCTGTGAACTTAGTGTTCGCGCTCTTGATGCTTTACTTGATTACCAGTCTTATCCCGTAAAGGCAGCAGTAACTTCTACTAAAAAATATCGGCCGTTGGGCATCGGCATTATCAATCTTGCCTACTGGATGGCAAACAATGATATGACGTACAGTGAGCCAAATCTAAAGCTACTAGACGAATATGCAGAAGCTTGGTCGTACTATCTCATTCGTGCATCTGCTGATCTTGCTGTTGAAAAAGGTCAGCTAGGCTCTCCTGCAAACGTCAAGTACTGTCAGGGTATTCTTCCAGTCGATACGTACAAGCGAGATGTTGATGAACTGGTGAAGCGAAAGTACACTATGAACTGGGACGCTCTACGCAAACAACTAAAAGAAACTGGTATTCGCAATGCTACTCTAATGGCAATCATGCCAGCGGAGACTTCTGCTCTTATCAGCAACTCAACAAACGGTATTGAACCACCTCGTGCGCTGCTTAGTATCAAGCAATCTAAAGACGGCGTGTTGAAACAAGTTGTTCCTAATATTCGTAAGTTAAAGAACAAGTACGAACTATTGTGGGACCAAGAATCTCCAGAAGGGTATCTAAAGATTTGTGCTGTACTACAAAAGTACATTGATCAAGGTATCTCTGTAAACACTTCATATAATCCAAAGTTCTATGCAGACGATAAAATTCCTTTGAGTGAGATGTTAAAACATATTCTTATGTTCTACAAGTTCGGCGGCAAGCAACTCTATTACTGCAACACAAACGATCAATCTGGTGAAGTAGAAACTAAAGAATTGCCTGTACAGCCAATTGAACAAGAAGATTGTGATAGCTGTAAAATTTGATATAAGTAGTTTTTCGAAACTCTAAAACGGTGGTTTATGTTTAAGGATGAGCAAAGAGATTATTGAATCGGGTACTCATATTTTATTGGATATTAATGATATTAAACCAGTATTGTTATGGGACGCTAATTTTGTTAGAAATGCAATGATACAGGCTGCTAGAGCAGTCAAAGCAAATATTCTACATGACTATTTTCATCACTTCGGTGATGCATACGGTGTCACTGGAGTAGTTGCAGTATCAGAATCACATCTATCTATTCATACTTGGCCAGAATGGTGGTATGCGTCGATTGATGTTTTTCTTTGTAGAGGCATGAATCCGGAAATCGCTGCCGAGTCTTTAGTGAAAACTTTTGGCTCAGAAAATTACAACGTACAAGTCATAACCAGAAAAGCGGTAGTGGACCATGACAGAATTTCGAAGGGCATATAGTTACGATCTAGATAGACTCTATGAGATAGAGTGTGCTTCCTTTACACCTGAAATTAGAAACGCCAAAAAAGAAATACAAGCTGGTATTATTAAAAACGAAATCTATGTCATTACAGAATGTGATGAGGTAGATTACAACGTTGTTGTTGGTTCTATCTGGTTGATGAGAAAAAAGAAAACTTGTTATATCGAAAGCGTTGCTGTAGATGATAGATACCGCAATTCTGGCAGAGGTAAAGAGCTAATAGAAAATGCATTGACTTTGCTAAAAGAAGATGGTATAATTGAAGTTAGTTTGTACGTTGATATGCTTGCAAAGGACACAATCGAAATGTACAAAAAACTTGGATTTGTTAAATGCGATTTTGTAAATGACTTTTACGGTAAACACAAACACGCATATTTCATGGAAAAAAGGCAACTAGTATGACTGTTTTTAATAACATCACGGACTATTCTGGAAAGAAAATGTTCTTTGATGGTGACGTTGGTATTTCTAGATATGATGTACAGAAGTATTCTATCTTTGAAAAGATTACAGAGAAACAAAACGGTTTCTTCTGGCAACCTACAGAGATTGATTGTACACGTGACGCAAAAGACTTTAAGTCACTTACGCCACACGAACAACATATTTTCACTAGCAATCTAAAGCGTCAGATTCTTC